AATTAGAAGAATATTTTATTTACAACCCTAAAACAGCATATCCAACTGGAAACAGAAATGCTGCTGGTGCAAGTCAAGGAGTTAAAATTGCAAAAGATGCAATTACATATGTTACATCTGGATTAGTAGATAGAACTAAAGGAAATACTCTCTCATATTTACATAAAGCAATTAAATCTATCAATCAACTTCGTATGATTGAAGATAGTCTTGTAATTTATAGATTATCAAGAGCACCCGAAAGAAGAATTTTCTATATAGATGTAGGTAATTTACCTAAAGTCAAGGCAGAGCAATATCTTCGCGACGTAATGATGCGATATCGAAACAAACTTGTTTACGATGCTTCAACAGGGGAGATCAGAGATGACAAAAAGTACATGGCAATGCTGGAGGACTTCTGGTTACCTCGAAGAGAGGGAGGACGTGGTACTGAAATTTCTACTCTTCCGGGAGGTCAAAACCTTGGAGAGATCACGGATATTGAGTACTTCAAAAAGAAATTATATAGGTCGCTCAACGTACCCCCATCAAGAATGGACGGAGAAGGAGGATTTAATCTGGGAAGATCCTCAGAGATATTAAGAGATGAATTAAAATTTACAAAATTTGTAGGTAGATTAAGAAAAAGATTTTCACACTTATTCTTAGATATGTTGAAGACTCAGCTTCTTCTTAAGAATATAATTACCCCAGAAGACTGGGAAACCATGAGTGAACATATACAATTTGACTTTTTATATGATAATCACTTCTCTGAATTAAAAGAAACTGAGTTATTTACTGAAAGATTAAATGCTGCTGCACAAGCAGAACCATACGTCGGAAGGTATTTCTCTCAAGACTTTGTAAGAAGAAAATTACTTCGTCAGACTGATGTAGAGATGATGGAAGAGGATAAGTTAATGGAAAAGGAGATAGCAGATGGAACAATTCCTGATCCAAATGCAGCTATGGATCCAGAAACTGGTTTACCTGTAGACCCAAATACAGCGTCAAGTGACTTAGGAGCACCTGTTATGGAACCAGATCTAGAGTCAGACGGTAGTGCAACTGAACTACCTAAAGGCGGAGAGATATAAATAAACAAAGGTTAACTTACATATAATTTAAGAATATGGATGAATTAATGGATTTGCTTTCTGGAAAAGATTCTTCCGCGAATGCAATAAGCGATAAGATGAAAGAAATCTTATTTGCAAAATCTGCAGATAAGGTGGATGGGTTTAGATCTAATGTTGCTGATAGCATGTTTAACTCAACAAACTCACCTACTCAATCTGAAGTAGATGCAGCACCTGAAGTAGACGCGGAGGATGATTATACTCCTGAAACACCTGAAGTTGAAACACCAGCTGTAGGTGAGGTACCAACAGCATAAATAACTACTAAATGAGACTATAAACTAATGGCAGCACATAAACCAGTCGGAACAGGACAAACTATTACGATAGGAGCTGCTTCCACTTATGTTGAATTTAAACAAGAATCACCTTACGTAAGAATTTACGCAAAAGGAACTGATACCTTTGTTGCTATAAATACGAATCCAACTGCAGATGCTACGGGATATTATATTCCATCTAATACTTCTGCCATAGTAAGTATGGATAAGGTTAGATCTAACCGAGTTGTGGGTATTACTACAGGGGTTGGTGAAACAACACTTGATTTTGCTGAAGGAACAGGATCTCCAGTTGATGTTGGTCAATTGGTTATGCTTGATGTAACTGGTAATAGTGTATTAAGTTTTGGGCCTGGTGTTGGTGTTGCTACTGCAAATGCTGCATATGTAACTAGTATTAATAGTAATCTAGGTCAAGGTGGTTACAATAGTACTCGTATTACAGTTGATTTTGATTCACAAGATCTAGCAGCAAGTGATGGTACATTCCCATGGGCTCAATTACATAAAGTAGCGAGAGTTGGTTTGGGATCTGCATCGGATGGTGGATCTGGTATAGCATATGTTCAACAAATTCAAATAGCAGGGGATGCCTAAATGAAACTCATTAGAGAAGAAATCGAATCAGTAGAATTTCTCGTTGAAAATCGCAACGGTAAGAAATCGATGTATATCGAAGGTGTTTTCTTACAAGGTAACATCAAAAACCGTAATGGTAGAATGTATCCAATGGAAACTCTTCGTAAAGAGGTTGGACGTTATTCTGAAAACCATATTCAGTCAGGACGTGCTCTTGGAGAATTAGGACATCCAGACGGCCCTACAGTAAACCTTGATCGCGTATCACACAAAATCGTTTCTTTAAAAGAAAACGGACAGAATTTCATTGGTAAGGCAAAAATCCTTAATACACCAATGGGAAAAATTGCATCTTCATTGATTGAGGAAGGTGTTAAACTTGGTGTTTCTTCTCGTGGTATTGGTTCATTGAAACCAACTCGTGAAGGATACAATGTAGTTGGCGAAGATTTCATGTTAGCAACTGCTGCTGATATCGTTGCCGATCCTTCTGCTCCCGATGCATTTGTATCAGGAATCATGGAAGGAAAGGATTGGATTTGGGATGGAGGTATCTTGCGTGAGAAGTTCGCAACTAAGACTTATAAGTCTATAAATACCTTAGTAGACCAAAAACAACTTGACGAGAAAAAGTTGAATTTATTTAACGATTTCTTATCAAACATTTAAAACTTCTAAATAAAAATAAGTTTAATTACGGAAAATCGGAGAACTAACCCAATGTCTAGTGGCACAAAATTACAAGAAATGGATGTAGCATCTGGAACTAAACAGTCCAAGACTGCCGTGAATGCCAACGCTAAACCAGCAATGCCAATGGATACTTCCATGGCAGGAAGCGTTGAGGATCTCGGAGGCCCTACACCTGATAACTATAAACCAGATAATGATTCAGCGAAACTGAAAGATCCGGGTATGACTCTTAAAAAGGTTAAAGACGTAGTTACTAAAGGAGCAAAACCTGCAGAACCAATGAAAGGCATGAAAGAAGAAGAAACTGTTGAAGTAGAAGATCAACAAGAAATCGTTGCTGAAACTGAAGAAACTACTGACGAAGTAGTATCAGAAGAAGAGACTGTGGAAGAAACTCCAATTCCAGACATCGAAGATGATGTCAACGCTCTACTTGGCGGAGAGGAACTCAGTGAAGAGTTCAAAGCAAAAGCTAAGACAATCTTTGAAGCTGCTGTTAAGTCTCGCGTAGCAGAGGCAAAAGCAGAAATCGAAGCAGCACACGCAGAAGTACTTGAGCAAGAAATTGCTGAAGCAAAAGGAGAACTTTCTGAGCGTGTTGATTCATATCTTGAGTACGTGTCTGAGGAATGGTTCTCTGAGAATCAACTCGCAGTAGAACACGGACTTAAGACTGAACTTACAGAATCATTCCTAACTGGAATGAAAGGTCTTTTTGAAGAACATTATGTAACAATCCCTGACGACAAATATGATGTGCTTGAAAGCATGGTAGAAAAACTTGATGACATGGAAACCAAGCTCAATGAGCAGATAGAAAAGAACATGAGTTTAAACAGTCGCCTTGGCGAATCTGTTGCTGATGGTATTCTATCTAACGTTTCTGAAGGATTAGCGTCCACTCAGAAAGAGAAGCTCGCCTCACTTGCCGAAAGTGTGGAGTTTGAAAGTGAAGAAACATATCGTGAGAAGTTGGAGACATTGAAGGAATCTTATTTCTCTTCAAAACCTACTGCTTCATCTAAATCAGAAACTCTTTCAGAAGGAGTAGATCATGCTGGTGATGATGTCACCGGTTCAATGGCTGCTTATATGAATACACTTTCTAGATTTAAATAACTGAATTTAATATTAATTCAAACAAATACACTTAATCTTTAAATAGGTAACCTAAAATGTTCCAAACAGAACAATTGCAGGAAAAGTGGAAGCCTCTTCTAGAGTATGATGGTCTTGATCCAATCAAAGATAATCATCGTAAAGCGGTTACCGCAGTTCTGCTAGAAAACCAAGAAAAGTTTTTAAGAGATCAACAAGCGTTTGATCAGTCAGGTTCATTCCTTTCTGAGCAACCAACTATGTCAGTTGGTAACACTGGATATCAGTCTGGTGGTAATCAAACTCTTGCAGGTTTCGATCCAGTACTAATCAGTTTGATTCGTCGTTCAATGCCTAACTTGGTGGCATACGATCTTGCTGGTGTACAACCAATGAGTGGCCCAACAGGGTTAATCTTCGCAATGAGATCTCGTTACAATGCTCTCAACGGAAATGAGACATTCTTCGACGAGGTAGACTCAGCATTCTCAGGTACTAACAAAGGTGGTTCAGCGTCAGAATCTAACGCTGCTTCTGGTATGGGTACAACAGGGCCACAGAGTGGTACAAACCCTGCTGTTCTAAACCCAGTTGGATCTGCTACATCTACTGCATATGATGTAGGTCAGGGAATGGACACCAACACTGCTGAATCATTAAACACTGGTAACTCAGCGTTTAATCAGATGGCATTCTCAATCGAGAAAGTTACTGTTACAGCAAAGTCTCGTGCGTTAAAGGCAGAGTACAGTCTAGAACTTGCTCAAGACTTGAAAGCAATCCACGGATTGAACGCAGAGGCAGAACTTGCAAACATCCTTTCAACTGAAATCCTCGCTGAAATTAACAGAGAAGTTATCAGAACAATCTACTCAAACGGTAGATGGTCTGTTGAGAAGTTCAAAGGACTTCTATTCCAAATCGAGAGAGATGCGAACGCAATCGCACAAAGAACTCGTCGCGGAAAGGGTAACATCATCATGTGTTCAGCAGACGTTGCTTCTGCACTAACCATGGCTGGTGTACTTGACTACACTCCTGCATTAAATGCAAACTTAAATGTAGATGACACAGGTAATACATTTGCTGGTGTTCTACAAGGTAAGTACAGAGTGTACATTGACCCATATTCTGCTAACCTAACTGCAACTAATGGTGCCCCAACAGGTGGTAATCAGTACTATGTTGTAGGTTATAAAGGTTCTTCACCTTATGACGCAGGTATATTCTACTGTCCTTACGTTCCATTACAGATGGTAAGAGCAGTTGGAGAGAATACATTCCAACCAAAAATTGGATTCAAGACTCGTTACGGAATCGTAGCGAACCCATTTGCTGAAGGCAAAGCAGTTGCGACTGATCCTCCCGGTGGTGGTCGTCTTGGAGTTAACTCAAACCGTTACTATAGACGTGTTGCAGTTAAGAACCTAATGTAAGCAAGATGCTTATATTTTTCAAAGATCCTCTCTTGTAGGGGATCTTTTTTTATGTCACCTTATAAATAATTAAAACCTGTATTGATAATATGGCCTATCATGTCAAAACACCAAGTAAAATAAACACTGGAGATGTTTATTGGAAAGGTGATAACACTTGGACAAATACCTATGCAGATAGAAAACAGTTTTCATCAATATCTGATGCAAATGCTATAAAGGCAACAACTGTTACAAGTCCTCAAGGTATTACATACCAACCAAAATGGTTTGCTAATGCAACTGTAGTTACTGAATAATGCCTGATTACACAACTGGAAGAGCAACACCAATAGAAAATCGAAACTTTCTCGCACCTACTGGGTTTAAATTTACCCTAGAGAGAGCAAAGAGCGTTTCGTTTTTTTGTAATCAAGCAAATGTTCCAGACATTACTTTAGGTATTGCTGAACAACCAAGTTGGTTAAAGAATATTGATGTTCCCGGTGACAAAATACAATTTGGTGATTTGAATCTACAATTTTTAGTTGATGAAGATCTAAAAAATTACATGGCAATACAAAAATGGATACGTGGATTAGGATATCCAGAGTCCATGAAAGAGTTTCGTGATTTAGAATCAGAAGCAACAATGCCAGCCAACTTTGGACAAGTCGGAGATAACATATATTCAGACGGTACATTACAAATTTTAAGTAGTAACTTAGTTCCTAAGTTTCAAGTAAATTTTAAAGACTTATTTCCTTACTCCTTGACAACTTTAAATTTTGATGCTACAGATACAGATATAGAATACTTTACAGCAAGTGTGTCTTTCAAGTATACTATATACAACCTTACAGATTTGGAGAATAATCCATTAGATAGTTAATGACAATTGATCTTGAAAAACTTCAAGAGATGTGGGAAAAGGATTCAAAAATAGACAGAGATAATCTACACGAAGAATCATTGAATATCCCCTCTCTTCATGCAAAATACTTTGAAGTATATAATACCATCTTCCTATTAAGAAAGAAGGCAGAACAGCAAAGAAAAAATATACGTCATGAGAGATATGAATATTTCTCAGGCAAATCAGATCCAGATGTTTACATTCAAAATCCTTTTCCTAAGAAAATAAGAGACAAGGATACAATGCAAAAATATTTGGACGCGGACGAAAAATTATCAAATGTGTCTCTAAAAATAGACTACTATGATACAATGCTGGTATATATTGAAAGCATTCTCAAAGTGGTACAGAATAGAACGTATCAAATTAAGAATGCAATAGAATATATGAGATTTCAATCTGGAATGGGTTAATAAATACATATAGATTCATGCATCTATGTGATTGATACATCAGCGAATGTTATTATTTCCAAAGCGAATGAAGTATTTCTTAGGGTAAACGCAGAACCTCATATTGAATATGAGTTA